AGCAGAAAGTGTAGCATCAAAGTTGTGTGAAGAAGTGTGTCTAAATATTAAGACCTTATCACCTGCATGTAAAAACAAAGGCCCACCACCAATAAACTGTGTATGGTTATTACCTGCTATAGACTCTTCACCTACTAGCATATGGTAAGTGTTGTCATCTGCATGGTATACTTGTATTCCTATGTTAGATGTAGAGCTATCTTCATTAGCTATCATAAGAAAAACTATTTCAGCTTCGTGACTTTCAGGACAAGTAAATAATACCGTAGCATTATTAGGATTGCTAGTACTACTAGCAGAGTTACCTGTAACTGCGGCAAACTTGCTGGCTGTCCTGAAGTTAATACCTGCCATTATTTTTTACGATTATCTACAATTTTTACAGGATTACAGTAATTCTTTTTAACTACTACACCACCATCATACAAACCCATAGCTGCAGCAGTGCCTCGTGAGGACATCATGCCTTGTGGTGCACGATTAGCAGAAGGACGGTATCTACTATCTTCTTGTTCAGGTGTAGTAACACCACCTAAAGCATATCCTTTTTTCTTACGCATTTTAAAATCCTTATGTAGTTAAAGGGCCACCCGAAAGCAGCCCCTTAATTATTTAGTTACGCAAGTGCGTCACGACCTACTTCGTCAGCAGACATCTCACCTAGTGCGCTAACGTCCATCATTACAGCGTATACACGTAGTGTACCTGCAGAAAATGATGCGCCAGAACCTGCAAGTGTTACGTCAAGTGTATCTGCAGAAGTAATGACAACATCACCCGCTACAGCAGCGGAAGGAGCATACGCTCCATCTGCAGCACCATCAATATCAAAAGCAGCCACGTACTCATTATCGTCTACGGCTGTACCCAAGATAGCAGTAGCATCTGTACCTGTATTCATAGTAGCGGAAGCTGTCACTTGAATACCTGCAGCAATAATTTTAGTATTTGCAGGAACAGTGATAGCTTGTACTACATCAGCAGGTGCAATGCTATTTGCCGTTAGGTCGATTGTTTGCTCTACCATGTAAGGCTGACGCCCACGTGAAGAAGCTCCATGTGCAGGAGCTAGTTGTGCAGTAATAGTAGCCATTGTCTAGTTCTCCTCTTATGCCAAGTGATACTTAGCGTTCACAAGAGCTTCTGGACGAAGGATCTTGCGACCATATAGATGCATTCCACGAACAATGTCAGCGAATGAATCTGGATCACGATATGTTTCAGTCTTGTTGATCTGCTCTGCAGTTGCAACGGCTGAATCGTGACCAGCAACAATCATACCGTAGTTGACAGCAGAGTTTGTACCTGTAAAGGACGGACCTGTACCAACGGCTGGTAAGTTGTTTGATTGATAAACACGGAAACCATGAATGTTCATTCCGATTTGACCATTAGCCAAGCCTGAACCACCGAAGTCGGCGTTAAACAAACGTGAGTCTTCGTCTTTCAGAAGTTCCATAAATACTGGATCTACTACCAACCAACGGCCTTGAGTATCCACATTTTGTTGATCCAACAAACGTGACATACGTGCAATAACAGTTAATGGGAAAGTATCACCAACAGCAGGAGTAGTGTCAGTTGCACCACCAGCACGTGGCTGAAGGGCAAGCGCATCACCAGCAGAACCACCGAAGGCTGCTGCGTCAAGTTTCATTGAAGACAACAGTTCATCTGTACCTGCAGTTGAAACAGCTACAGTACCATTGACAGTTGTGTTAACTGTGTCAGGTGTACCATGAATAGCTGATTGCTTAAAACCAGTTAAGTAGCCAAGTACATCTTGGTCGAACTGATCTGACAAACGATACGCAGCACGATCACTTGCAAGACCTTGGAAATTAACGTGGGAATGAGCTTCCTCAATATCATCGACCTTGAAGGCAAAATAATTGGCTTTGTCGATTGTCAATGAGAAATCTTCGTCATCAAGATCTTGTGGTGTAATGGTTGTGCCACGCTCATATGCTTTAACAGTGATCTCAGGTTCTTTGATAATTTTAACTGAGTCGCCCATTGCAGCGATTTCTCCAAAATAATCGGAGTTAGTAATAGCTTCACAGATTGATGCTTTGCGGAAAGCAAGTTGCACCTGTTTGCTATAAATTACTGGTGAAAAATTACCGTTGGGTAAATTGCCATGTCCAGCAGCGGATGTAAATGCCATTTTAGTTTCTCCTAGCATTAAATCACAGATGCAAACGACTAATGACTTATACAGAGGCTAATTCTACTAGGGTGCGTTTATTAGAAAGTTGGCCTACCTTCTAGCAAAACGGGCCATGAGACATTAGGTTGTCCGAAAGCGTGTATTGTTGTTTGCGGATAGTTTAGTTAATTGGTAGTACGGGTAACTGTAGTTAATACCTAACAGGGCCATACTACCGATTGTACATATAGTTATATCATAAATATATTATATGTCAATAGCTTTATCTGGCAGAACCAGACATATCGTAAACAAATTTACCTGTACGAATAGCTTCCATAATTTGGTCAGATGCTTTTTCGTATTGTTGAGGTGACATCTTAGCTACTTGTGATTCTTTAAATATTGTAGATGAATCATATTCTTCAGGTTGGCTACGATTATTACGACTGTTTACAGAACGTGCAGCATCTTTTGTGCTTGCAGGTTTCTTTGTTTTAATGTTCTTGTCTGCTTTATACAGATCAATGGCACGACTTGCTGAACGAGCATCACTGTCATTTTCATACAGTGCATCTTGTACCCACTTAGGTTGTTCATCAGCCCACTCGTGAAACTCGTCACTATCACGAATCTCACCAAAGTCTGGGTGTGCCTTCATTAATTCAGCTTCTGCTTTTTCACGAGATGCTGTAGCTCTCATCTCATCAATTTCTTTTACACGATCTTCTAAACCTGCAGACTGTTCACGTGCTTTTTTAATTGCAATAGTTTCTACAATAGCAGCTACATCTGGATATTGTTTTGCCCACGCTTCAATGTCATCATCCGATTTAGGTAATTTAATTTCTTGTTGCGTTACTTCTTTTAACTGACCTTCAAGTTGTTTAAACTTATCTTCCCAAGATTTTTCTTTATCTTGCATGTGCCTACGAAGATCACCGTAACGTTTTTAAAACTTCTTTCTTCTGCACCAGTAGGTTCTGCTTCTTGTGTACTTTCTACAGATTCACCCTTTTGTTCTGCGATAAGTTGTTCTAACTCTTCTTCTTCTTTTTTACGTTTGTCTTCATTATTATATTTACGATTAGCAAATGCAACTTTCTTTTCTGTTTGCATTTCTTCTGCCATAATATCATTAGCCATTATATTTTCCTTACTGGGGCCACCGTAGCCATGTTGGATGGGGGATGAGTAGCCAGCGTATCTAGCAATTTAACGTGTTGCTAGTCCACGTTTTTTAGATCTTGCCGTAGGTTTTTTAGCTATTCCTAGATTAATAAGACCTATTTCTCCTAGTACCTTTGATAGTACTCTACCTTCAGGTGTGCCACGTAAAGAACGTATTGCATCTTTATCATTATCTGACAACTGCCTAAATCTATCTTTTACTTCTAACATAAACTCGTTGTATGTTTTTTGATCAGCCATTATATCCTCTATCTTACAATTAGTCCAGTTACAAAAAACTGAATAGTTCGTTTATAATAATTTACTGCAGACTTCCAATCCTTTTTAAGACCCCTACCGTATAATACAAAGTCTTTAAACTCTTGATAGTGTTTTGCTGCATTGCCTTTTTTAATAGCCGTGTTTCCTGCATAGCGGTAGCCACGTCTAAATGCTTCACCGTACCATTTATTGTGATATGTTCTCTCACACCACAGCTCTGCTTTTGCTTTATCTAAAAGACTAAAGCCTCCTGTTGCTACGCCGTGAGTTGCTATAACACAACTACTATCACTGCTACTATCATCGCTACTACTATCGTCACTTGAAGAAGTAGTTGGTCTAGCTGTAGGTCTAATAGATGTACTAGGTGCAGCACTTCCTGTTCTAGTTGCCGTACCTGTTGTTTCTAATGTTTTATTAAAAATACTATTAGTGTCATCATCTCTGTCACGTTTTGCTGCTGCTGCAATTGCCGCTTCTCTTGCCGCTTCTTCTTTCTCAGCTTTTTCTTTTGCTGCCTTTGCTGCAGCCGCTTCTCTAGCGTCACTTTCAGCTTTTTCTCTAGCTGCTTTTGCTGCTGCTGCAACTCTTTCTCTTTCAGCCTTTTCTTCTGCAGCCTTTTCCGCTGCCGCTTTATCTGCCGCTACTTTTGCTGCTGCCGCTATTGCTGCTTCCCTTGCTGCTTCTTCTTTTTCAGCTTTTTCTTTTGCTGCCTTTGCTGCTGCTGCAATTTCTGCCTTTTCTTTTTCTTGCCGTGTATCAGTTAAAGATTTAATAGGTGCATCATCATAACCAGTTACTACTGGTGCACTTGGCAATACAACGGGCGGCATTAAACTTTGCATCTGAGCATCAGTATCACCATATCTTAGTTTATACGCATCTGTTTGTTGTATGTCTTCTGCTATTAAACTAGGCGCTTGTTGAGTTAGTGCCTCACCAAAAGAACTAGCACCTACAGGTGTTGTAGGTTGAGGTGCAGGAGTAGTTACAGGTGTAGGTGCAGGATACTGAAAAGGCACACCTGCTGATTCTAATAGACGAGGATCTGCTTTAACTTCATCGTAACTACTTACTGGTGGTACAGGTAAACTTGGAGTAAACATTAGTTCATCTACTAAAGGAGTACCAAAACCACCTTCTTGAGTTACAGTAGGTTCAGATATAGGAGCAGGTGTAGGTTTTGGTTTAGGAATTAATTCATCTACTAAAGGAGTACCAAAACCACCTTCTTGAGTTACAGTAGGTTCAGATACAGGAGCAGGTGTAGGTCTTACAGGTGGTGCTTGATTAGCAATAGTATCTTCTATTGCCGTAATTTTATTCATTGTTTCAGTTGCAGTTTTTGTTTGTTGTTCTGACATACCAAATAAATTAGCAACACTAGAAGTTAAAGAACCTAAAGCAGAACTTATACCTGTAGTTTTTTCTGTTAAATCTTTTTTAATAGCCTCTAATGCAGCTACCTGACCTGCCATATCTGTTTTTCTGGCCTGTGCAATTTTAGCATCAATACCCTTTAGTATTCGTTTTTTTTCCAAAGATGTCATTGCAGCTACAGGTAAACCTAAACCAAATGCAGCAGCTACACCAGTTACAACCGTAGATGTTCCATTTGTAAATTTACTAGCTTCATCAATCCACATCTGTAAAGCCTTGCCATCTTTACCTGATGTATCCATATCCCAACCGCCAGCTTTTTGAAAAGCACTTTGAGGTACTGGTGCAGGTCCATCATCATCTCTATCATTACCAGTAGCTCTATTAATAGCTGTAGACACTTCAGTAGCAATAGCATCAGCTTGATTTTGAGGGCTTGTAGGATCGGCAGTATCTGTGCTTGCATCGTACAAAGTATAACCAGAAGGAATTGGGTATATAGGATTACCTCCTACAAAAGGAATTAAAAGACTTGCTCCTTGAGCATTGCGATACTGCTTAAACTCTACAGCATTCTTGCCCATAAGCTGTTTAAAATTTACCTGTTTTCTTTCGGGTCTTTGTATTTCAGGTGTAAGTCTGCGGGGTGCAGCAGTTTGAGCAACTCCATCTACAACCGCCCCACCCTCTGCCATCTCTTTAGGGGCTTCACCAGCTACAATAACAAGATCGGGTGAATCCATAGGCATATCGTCAGGTACGGTAGCTTCATCACTATTTCCCATTTGACCCATATCTTCCATACGTTTTAATCCTACTTTTGCCTTTTGTCGTAGCTGCATAAGTTTATCTAGGCCAATGTATCTTACCACATCTTCAGGAAATACAAACTCTCCCTCACTTACCATTGCAGGTATATCATCACGAACACCTTTACGTGTTCCACCAACAGGAACTTCATTACCAGATTCTTCATCTACCATGCCGCCCTCATCTTTAAGACCGCCATCTTCAAAAAGTTCCATTTGATCTTTCATGATTTTAATACCTCATCTCGTAATAGTTTTAGTCTACGTAACTGATATATAGCGCCCTGTGACCTATACATAACTTTATCGTTATCTGATTGTTCCATAGAACGATGTTGCTGTGCTATCAGTTCGTCTAAGTAATTACTGAACTGTTCCCACTGCTGGTGGTTGCTGACCAGCCCCTTGAGCTTGTTGAGGTGCTCCTTGTTCATTGCCACTGAATCCTTGTTCTTGAGGGGTTGGTGCTTGGCCTGTACCTATTGTACCGCCACCTGCACCTGTTGGATCTGCTGGATTAGCACCTGCTGGTGCTGGCTGTTCTTGCTGAAAGCCTTTCATTAACTCTGCTTGAATAGCCGCTTCATCCATATTGTTAGTTACTTTATCTGGATCTAACTCTAAAGACTTTGCAATCTCACGAATAATGTACTGAAACTTAGCAAAGGGTGCAAGCGCAGGACTAGAGGAGATTTGCATAAACTGCATAAGACGTTGACTGCGTACTTCATTAGCCATAAGACTTTCAGTACCACGTGCTTTAACCTCTAGATCACCTTTGATTGTTGGATCAAAGTCAAACTGCATATTAAATCTAAATAGACCTTCGCCTAGTGGACGCAGTAAGTAATCATCTACGTTTTTAATTACATTCTTTATACCGCCTTGTGCGGCACCCATAAGCATAGAAATGCCAGAAGCAGTACGGCCCACGCCACTGACCCCTGTTTGACCATGAGCGAAAGATGGAAAGCCAGTTGATTCATCTGCGAGTACCCTTGCTTTATCAAATAACTGCAAGTTTTCTGCAGCAACGTTAGGAAACTTTGTGCCGAAGATAGCTTGCCCCGGTGCTCCACCTTGGCGTCTAAATACTTTGCCGGGGTATACAGATAAGTCTTGACCCGGTACTAAGTTAGTTTCATCAACCTCAATTAAAAGATTACCAGATAATACAGCATTGTCAACAGCCATTCGCATAAAGCCATTCATTAATGTTTGTGTATCATCCATATTTTCTGCAATACCTACACCAAAGAATGAGTAAGGGTTAAGCTCGTATGGTGCAGCCATGTAAGGAATCTTAGCTGGTTTAAACGGGTTAAGTACCATGCGAAGTAGTTTACCGTTACAAATCCAGACGTTAGCTTGTAGCTCTTCTACTTCAGACAGTTCTTGTGGAATATCTACGCCTTGTTCCTCTAGCATATCGGTATCTACCATACCCCAATACTCAAGAACTTCGTAACGCTCTACACCATGCTCTGGTGCATAGTCAGCTAAATCATCTTCCCACGATTCTTTATTATAATTTTCACCAAGCTGTACCGCTTCTTCAATTACATTAGAACGAAAGTGCGGTCTACGTTTTAAGTTACGCAGTTGAGTACGTGACATTTTATGGCGCTCAATAACAAACTGAGCTTCTTCCATATTGTTTGCGTCTGGATCTGGGTAAAAATTCCATACAGATACATGTGATACTTGAGGTATTGTTTTCATCATAGGAGAATACTCTCCATCGTCACCCCAATTAGGATACTCTTTATCTACAGCAAACGGGCCTTTCATAATACCCGTACCAAATAATGCCATCTCAAATGCAGTACTACGTAAATGTTTACTGGCACTAGACTCTTCTAACTGATCGTGTATTTTCTTTTGCATCATCTTAGCCGCAACCATTGCTGGGCTAAATGTAATTGCTGTAGGAGTTTTGCCTACACCTTCACGTACACCATCTATGCCTTCTAGTTTATCTTTAAGTGGTCCTAGACTTTCTAAAAGAGTTTTAGATGTAGCACCTGCAGGTAGTTCTCTGCCATCTCCCCTAAAGCCATACGGACTTACAGGTTCATTTAATCCAGACTCACGTAACTGTTCAGGCTCTTTAGGATCAAAGTTTACATCAGCAACTACGCCATCAGGTAGCTCTGTAGGATCTACAGTAAGCGGAAACTTTTGACCTGCAAATAGTACATCTACAATCTGACCATAGGCAGCTAGTGTTTTTGTTTTAGTTACTTTAATAAATACTCTAGACTTTTCTGCTTCAGTAAATTGTACGTCTGGGCTATACAAGCCACGATAATTACGGTACGCACGTAACCAACGATCCTCATCCTGCTGACGATAATCATCTGCACGATTGTATTTTTCCATAATAAACGGAATTATTTTAGAAGTGTCTGCATCATCAATAGTTGAGTCATCACTATCTTCTAGAATAATGGCATCGTCTTCAATAAAACCTTCTGTATCTTCTTCCATTTATATTTCCATTGCTGTTAATAACCAAAGGTAGCATCTGCTACTCGCATACCACCTTGTGGTCTTCCGTTTGGGTCGTAGTCAAATATACTAAACCTTGGTCTGGACATGATACCATATCGCAAAGCATCGTACAAGTGATCTTCGGAGGTGGTGTCAATATCTTCTGGGTTTCTTTTGTCGATGGGTAGGGCTGGTAGTTGGGCAACCATATTAGTACAGTTATTAAAAAACACCATACGAGGCTCTTCCGTAAATTCATCTACCTGTAGCCGCCTATGTATTTCATTCTTACCAGCTACACGTGAGCCTTTAGATCTATCAGATGGACGCCACCGACATCCACGTTGAATCATTTGTTCAGCCAATGATGGGCCAGTATCACCACGCTTGTGCCATAAAGAACTATCAAGAACGCCATACTTAATATTTCCATCTTCAGCCTCTAAATCCAATACCATATCTGCTAAGTCTGCAGCTAGTACTTTACCTACGTATAGTTCTCTGTATACAATTAATTGTTCATTAGGAGATACTGCAAACCAAACTACTCCTGACTTACTTCCATACCCATAGTCACATGCTCTAAACTTTACCCAGTTACTTGGTATACGAAAGGGTTCAACTACATGTATGTTTCTGTCGAACTCTGTAAAGGCTGCACCCTCTTTAATATCCCAATCACCATCTAGTAATTGCCTACGTTGTTGTTCAGGTAAAGACAGAAGCATTGCTTCATAGTCACCTTGTGCAGCTAGGTAAGGATTATCGGAAAGACGGGCAGGTATAAACTTACGTTTGAATAAAGGTTTACCAGCTTTCTCATGTCCAGCAGGATAACGTAATACTTCAGTTGTTTCAATGTCTGTTGCATCAAACGCTCTATTATGCGGAGCAGGATCAATAAACATTTTTTTAACCCAATGATGGCCTCTACCTCCGGGGTTAGTAGTAGCTCTCATATATACAGGCAAATCATTTGCTGTAGATCTCAAGCGACTCCTCATGTAGTTCCAAGCAAAGGGAGTAGGCCACTGAGTAAGTTCGTCAAAGCCTATCCAACTAAATGCCAAACCTTGATAGCGTAATACGTCATCTTCTTTATCTAAGTAAGACATCCACAGTCTGGCACCCGATGGTGCAGTCCATTGCATCTTACGTTCAGACCACTTAATACCGGGCCAGATCTTAGGGTACATTTCCTGTGACTTAAAGATAAGTTCTCTTAGTTCTTCTGTAGTATGTCGTAGGAGCAATCCTGAGAAGGCTGGATGGCCCATAAACCGTAATGGGTCAGCCAACATAGCGTATGACTTACCCCCACCTGCAGAGCCACCATATAGAACCTCACGCTCACCTGCTGCTAGAAAGTTTGTCTGTGGGCCAGCGTTAGGTTTAAAGATAATGTTATGCTGCTCTTCTACAGGAGCAAGGTCATCTACTATTATCTTTGCTGGTTCAGGCTGCGTTTGTTTCTTGGTTGTCTTGCTCTTTCGCCCCGATGCGGTTGTTTTCAAGTTCTTCCGCTTTGGCGATTGCCTTTTTCGCATAGTCTGCCCATCTGCGTAGGCTTCCAGCTTTGTTTTTTCTTCGTCGCTCATTATCTAACCGTTTCTTTAATCCTACATGAGATATAGTTCTGCCAGTGTTTCTAGTCAGCCAGTTGGCTACCTCACGATAAGAGTACTGCTTTAAGTACTTCTTGGCTTTTACAAGCATATCAAGTTCGTGTTCAATTGGCAAGAGGATTCCAGTATCGTCTGGATCTATTTCATATCCAAAGGGCACGGTACGTGCTACACGTGGAATAGGAACCCATTCATTATCTTCTTGTAGGTCTGTCGGTTGTGGTAGTTTCCATTGTCCTAATGGTTTAGTCATCATCATCCTGTGTTTGCTTGGCTGGCATAAGCATTACACCACCTTTAGCTTCTACTTGCATCTTCTCCGTTTTAACTAAACCAGTACGATCAAGTAGCTCTTTAGCTGCTGCCATCTTATCACGAATACCTAGCTCAGTAGGATCGTATAGTGCACTAACCATAGCCATTGCAGCTTTGGGTACATTACGTGCTAAGTAGCTATGTGTTACGTCAATGATCTCTTCTTTAAGACTATTTGTAATCTCAGTGTTAGAAGTATTCTCAGAGTATCCAGCAAGTTTCTTAGCCATAGTAACATCGCCACCTGCCTCATCCATAAGGACTGCAAGAAACTTTTGTTGGCGTTCCGTTAATTCTCTAGCCATTACATCATCTCAAAATGTGGGGCATCAATAAATGGTCTACGGGATTGTGACCTACGGAGATCTACATATGCATTCATTGCATCTTCTGCAGTACCTGCGTACTGTCGAATGTCTCCTTCACTCCATGCAGCACCCCATTTAATTGCTACATCATTCTTTCTAGCGGCTTCAGCCATAGCATCACAGATGTCATCATAGACATTAAGTTCCCAAGAAATGTCAGAACCAAAGTATGCGACTAGATCTACAGCACGACCTTCAAGATGCTTAGACTTCATAGTCTGTGATCTACCAGATTCGTACAGTTTCTTTTGTTCTTCTAGTGTACGTAGTCCAAAGGTAACACCAAAGTCTACTTTCGTAATACCAATAGCATCTTTAACTACTGATACAATACCTTCATCTACACCTTCTAGTTTCTTTAAACTTCTACTGCTTAATTTAAATGCCATTACTTTTTCCCAAAGAATTTACTTACAGAACGAATACCGATGCTGGCACTTACAATACCGCCAAGGCTATACTGATACCACGCTGGCATAGTTTCTAGTGCAGCAAAGCCAGCTTGCACAATGTTATTACCCCAATCTCCACAGAACGCTAAAATTAACGGAATAGAAAAAAGTAAAGTAATCCACTCATCTTTCCAGCTATTCTGTGTAGCTTGTATAGCAGCAAGATCCCAGTCTATTTCACCAGTAGCTTGCTTTACTTTAATCTCAGCATTAGCTTTCTGTACAGCTACTTTACCATCAAGGTATGTAGTTGCTAGTCCACCTACTGCTCCTAAGATCTGACCAATCATTTTTCGTTATTTAACCATACAGCAAAAGCACCCGTCATAGCACCAGTAACAGTTGCAGTAAGTGCTGTAGCTTGTGTACTTACCTCACCTTGGGGCAAAGACATAAACCATTCTATAACACGTATATACATAACGGTCATAACCAACATCATAAGACGTGGCATAATTTTCCAAGCTAGTATTTTTTCCATAGCTATTGTCATTTAAGTTCTCCTGAATCTAGCGGTCTTCTTTGCAATGCCTTTAGGTTGAGCCACATGCTGCTTACCTGCCTTCGTGCCTTGTCGTTTAGCTCTGGTTGTAGCTGCATACTCACTGCTGCTAAGAGACTTAATAGCCTTAGCAGGTAGATAACGCTCACCAGTCTTAGCACTAGGCTTGCCACTTTTAGTTCGCCAATCTTGCTTAGTCCATTTCTTTAAAGACTTTTGAGACTTAGAGAGGGCCACTACTTGTAGCCCCCACCTTTTGCTTTATATTGCTTTGCGACCATTTGTGCCTTACGTGCGCTCCACTGTCCGGGTTTTCCACCCTTGCTCCCAGCTTTAACGGATGCGACAAGACGTTTACGCATAGTAGGCTTAGTATAATTTCCTGCCGCATTAACCGTAGACTTTTTGCCTGACTTCACCTCTACTGATCCCCATGTCATGCAGTTCCTTATCACTTAGATTCATAAGAATCCAATAGTCGGCTCTGCGTTGCTGATTCTGTTGTAACTTTTTAAACATACGTTTTAACATATTCTATCTCCTATATATGTAGGTAAGCGTTACTTACCCTTACAGAGATAGTTATATCATACTTAGTTATAACATATAATAGTTAAGATTGCAATCCCGTTATGCACTAAATGCATTATGCAATAATAAAGTCTACGATCTGTCCATCAGGAGTACGTAGTTTATTTGGATTAGGATTGTATGCATACATCTGATTTACTAGCTTTAGATCTTCTACTGGTGTATCAGGAGTAATGCGATTAGGTTGTTCTGGTTTGTATTCTTCATTATTTCTACTGGACCTATCCTTGTCTGCCTTCTCAAACACAATGTTATCATGCGTCTGAAAAGGAAAACTAGGTAAAGGAAAGTGAGAGATAAGTGTCATTACTTTTTCTTCTTAGCCATTCCACCACGCATCATTTTTTTCTTAGCTGCCATACCGCCACCACGCATCATGGTTTTTTTAGCCATACCACCGCCACGCATAGGTGTTTTCTTTTTCATTGCTCTAGGTTTCATTGCCATTGTTTCTGTCTCCGTTGCCTTCTATCTAATACGAGTGCTTCATACTCGTCTTGAGGATACACATTATAGTATCCTAATTTTTCTAACCGTAAACTTGCGTCATCTACTTTACTTAAAGATTGAATAAACAACATAGCGTATTCATCTTCTATATCAGACTCCCACTCATGCTCATATAAAAAGTCTAAGTCTGCATCTTCTGCACCGTAGTCAGGATGAAACTCCATTATGTGCAAATCTCTAGGTGTGTACGTATCGTTTAAAATTGTAGTAAACTCTTTAAGCTGCAGCGGTGATGGAAAGTAATATGATGCAACTACAACTAAGTCATATGTATTATCAAACATATTAGCTTGTGTAATAGCTTCAATGCCAAGGTGCTTAGTTTCTACTACACGTACTTTGTTTTGCTTCCATGCTTGCTGTGCATAAGGACATGCGGGTAAACCACCAAGAGCATCGTTAGGTACTTCTAATACTTTACTAGACCAATCCCGTATATCACTTTCTATGCTCACTATTTGAACAAGCCACCCTTACGCATGTCTACGTGATCCTTAGTAACTTTGCCACCACTCTTCATGTAGCCCATTTTGTTACGTACAGCAGTAGGCAGTTTCTTCAGGCCAGACTGACTTGCAGAAGGTTTAGTGAGGCCACCTTTAGCGAAAGGCATAGGGGGAAGTGTTACAGGTTTAGCTTTACGATCTGAAGCAGACTGTGCAGACTTACGTGAGGCACGTGATACTTCTTCAGACTGCATTTTTTCAAATTCTTTACGCTGCCTGTCTAACATATTTTGCATCATCTTTTTACTGTTACCGTCTGGCATGTCATCAATGCGCCTTTGCATAGCAGCAAATTGATTAGCCGTTTTAGCTTGCTTAATATCGGTAGCACTGACAGTCATCTTTTTAGCGATAGAACCTTTTTTCTCTGTAACTTTGGCTGCTGCTTTTGCTTTACCCTGTTTACTTTTTGCTGCTGCTGCTTTACGTTTCTTTTCAGCAGCCTCCATTGAAGCTTTAGTTTTTTTAGCTACATCTTTAGTTTTCTTTCCTACTTTAGCTAATTTAGATAGAGCGCCCATTTTATAGTTCCTTTACCATTTAACTTTATCTGCCCAGTAAGCTGCACTCAACTTACCACGCTTAATGTTTTTCGCATGACGTGCTTTAAAAGATGCACGTTTCTTTTTCATTTTATCTGTTTCACCTGACTTAGGTTTACCCGCAGTACTTGCGCCTTGCTCACCAAAACGAATAGTCTTAATCGTATCACCCTCTTTAGCCACAACTACGTGTGACTTCTTAGGGTGGTTAGGTGTACGCTTAGGTTTATTAAAGCCCGATACACCCGCACGTTCTAGTCTAGGATCTTTAGCCATCCGTCCATCCTTCTTCACGCATAGCCCACTCTACATGCTCTAATGTAAATTTACGACCATAGTGGGCCTCCACTGCAGTCTTTACATAGAATACATCGCTATGGGGAATATGTAAGTTCTCAAGATTACCGTCTAATACATGTCGGTAAAATTCTTCAAGAACATTATCTGTATATAGTTTTACTGATTTCTTTGTCATTGTCAATACTTAATTTGTACAAATATAAAAGGACTCGCCTACGGCAAGTTACCAT